AAAAAAAATCAAAAAAATCAAAAAAATCAAAGAAAAAAAAGAAAAAAAACAAATAATATTTAACAAGTAATTCCTAAATATTTTAATGTATTTGTATTAACACCAAATAAATAATGTAATATTATCCCTAATAATAATAACCCTATTGTTGTTAGTACTAATGGTATATCAGTTAAATATGTTATTAATATTGCTCCTAATATTGTTAATATATAATCTACTAATGCTGTATTTAAAAATCTATATTGATGTGGACCCTTACCTATCTCTCCAAATATATTTTTATATTCTTTAAATATACACATTTATATATTAATTATATATATTATTATATTATTATAATGTATCCTTAATTAATGTAAATTTGATTTTATTTTTAACATTCACATAGCAAAAAAAATGGGTGGAAAAAAACATTATAACAATAAATTTATCAACAATGTTATCAATGTATTAAAACAGAATGGATTTATTTGTGAACCACTTAAAAAATCAAAAAATAAATATTGTATTAGTAGAAATGGTGGTGAAAATATATGTGTTCATGCTGGTATGAGTTGCTATCATCCTTTACGTAGATTTCTAAAATCAACATATAATTTTGATATAGAAAATTATTAAAATATTATTAACATTAAATATTTTTTTTAAATTTGAAATTTAAAATATATGATTGTATGAATTTATAAATTAAATATGAATCAATTTGAAAAAAATCTTCGTGCTCTGGAAAAAAAACTTCGTCATGGTAAAATTAAATCTGAAGATATTGAAAAAACTAAGAATAGAATAAAAATTCTTGAAAATATTATTAAACATCTTGATAATAAAAAATTAGAAACATTTGAAAAAAAAGAAAAAAATATGCGAATTAGAAATATTACTAGCGACGATATGCTTGATCAAGATTATGAAACAAATAAAGATATTAATGCTGAGAATAAAAAAAAAGAAAAACAAGAAATTATGAATAGAAAGAAAATGCTTAAAGAACTTACTAGAATTCGATTTATCCAAATTGTAAAGGATAAATATAATCTAAAGAAAAAAAATTTTATTAAAAATCATAAATTATTCACAATATTAAATGAACTATATAATCAATCATCATCTTCTATATCTGTCAAATAAATATAGTCCTCTTCTTCTCCTGAATCTTCATTATCAGGTATAACTCCATTATATTCTCTAACTAATATATCTGGAAACCACTCAGACGTATTATTTTTTTCTTCATATTCTGTTCTTGTCATTGTATCTTCGCTACCATCTGGATATTTTATAGTTACATTATTACCACAAATTTCAACACGATTTCCATTAGGAAATATATGTATTATTGTTGAAGGCCCATATTCCAACATAGTTCTAGTCTGTGGATTCTGTAATGCTTGTCGTCTTTGTCTAATTAATACATTAGAACCAGTATGAAATTTCTCATAATAAGGTCCACTCCTATTATAATTACGAATGTTTTTAGGTGACATCCTACTAATATCACTTTGATATTTAGCAACAGATTTTTTCATTTTTGTTACTCTCCTTAAATAATGAGTTTGTGCTTTAGGCTGATTCACTTGATGCGACCTACACATTGGACAATCACTATCCTTTAATTTTACTTTACAATCCCCACATATTGTATGATTTACTTTTCCACATGATATAGTATTATCACTAGTATCTTGACATTCTCCAAAACATATACTACATTCTACTAACTTTTCTTCTTTTTTTTTATAATTATATTTTTTATTTAATTTATAAGATTGTTTATATTTCTTCTTTGCAAGACCAGACATTTCAGATTTTCTGTGTTCGTCACGTGTATGTTTGTTTTTAAGAACCATTTTTAAATAGTTTTAAATTATTTGATTTTTTAAAAATCTTTAAAACTAATTTCAAATTTAAATTTGAATTCCAACACATTACATTATAAAAACAACAAACTAATCTTAAATATGGAAACTAGATCTATGAAAAAAAATCATATCACTCCACAAGATAAAGAAGTCGCTATTATTCTTAAAGATTTACATAAAGAACCCCCTAATGAATTATGTCAACTGAATGATGAAGGTATTCTACAAAGAAAACAAAACATTTCTAATGAAATCTTGTTAGAAAGATTAAATAATGAATTACAACAATTAAAACTTATTAAAGTATTTAAAGAAAATCTAATCACAATCCAAGAAATGATTATCACTGCCAAAGACCCTTTAACAATACAAATATTAAACGAAGAAAATATCAGAATAGAAGAATTAATTAACCGTATCATTAAAGAAATTAAATATCATTAATTTAATACCCTTACATATTTAATTTCTCCCTTTTTATCAATTTCACCCTTTTTATCATTTTTATCATTTTTATCATTTTTATCATTTTTATCCTTTGATTTTTTCTTTGTTTTAAATAATGTCTTATAATGCATATTTCTCATTTTTTTTACCCTTTTTATCTTTTTCACTTTCTTTATCATTTTATATGATGATGACGATGATAATGATGATTTACTTTTTTTTCTTTTACTTTTTTTATTTCTTTTTATTTTCATTTTTGTTTTATTCTTCATTGGTTTTTTCTTATTTAATCTACTTTTTGATTTATTTGATAGTTTTCCTGATTTACTTTTTGATTTATTTGATCCATTTCTAGATTTATTTAACCCACTTTTAGATTTATTTGATACTTTCCCAGATTTACTTTCTGATTTATTTGATACTTTCCCAGATTTACTTTCTGATTTATTTGATACTTTCCCTGATTTACTTTTTGATTTATTACTCGATTTTACCATATATATAATATGAAATATATAAATTTGATTTTTATATATTTAATTTATTTATAAATCAATAATATGTATAATAATAATAATAATCAACTCTACAAAAATCATTACAATTATAATACTGAAACAATCAGTATAAATAAAAAAATATTAGCAATGACTATTATGTTTACCGGTTTATGTTTTTATTATAGTATATATTATGTAATATATAAATAATTATTTAATAGTTTTATATACAGAATATCCAGATATAATTAATAATAAATATAATATTTTTTTATCATAATAATAATTTATAATATCCATTTCATTTATTAAATATAAACTCGTATATATTAAATATTTATTAATATTTAATTTTAATCTACTTATTATAATAATTAATATATTTATTATAAATTTATAATCATGAATAGGTGTCATAAATAAAATAATAAATGAAATATGTAATAAATATATTAATGATCTCATTTTATGATTTAATAATGATTTTCTGTTTAAAGTCATCATAAATACATTCAATAATATAGAACACATACCATGAAATAAACTATCATATTTTATTATATCATAATTATAATTAAGTATTGTTTTAGAATTATTATTAATTAAATCTAAAATACATATAATAGATATAAATTGACCTATAGAAGCAACACGATGTGCTATATTTATATAAATATTATAATTAATTTGATTACCACGTATAGATGTCCCATTATTAATATATTTATATTGATTTGTTATATAATCAGCATATTTATGACAACAAATAAAAATAATTAATCTATTAAATTTATTATCATAATTTATCCAATTTATTAAAATAATAAATATAAATCTAAATGAGAAAATTATTGAATGTATCCGTAATTCTTCATATTCATAATATTCATTTCCTATCATTGATTTCTTTGGTAAATGAAAATTTAATGATGATAATAACAACATCATTATAGAAAATATACTAATCATATTTATCATATTATATTCTTCCATATTTGATATACCATACAATGATATTGGTATTCTAATAATAATATTTAATAATGTAATTACACCACATATTTTATGAATATAATATTTATCTTCAATACTATTTAATCTTCGTTTAATATTATCAATTGTTATTTTATCTGATTTTAGATTTGAAAAATAATTATCATTTTTAATATTTTTAATATTTTTTAATTCAATTTCATTAAATATTTCATATTTTTTTAACATACCTTTCGCTTTTAACGAATGATTTATTTCATTAAATATATCTCCACATTCATATCCATTATAATATTCTAATATTGATTTTCCTCCTGGATGTTTATCTAAAAATAAACTAACATCATATTTTTTACCATCTATCCCTATTATAATCATATTAAATATAAATTTGATTTATTTTTAAATAGTTCTAAAATACTAAAATTACCGAAATAATAAAAATGTATGAAAATATGTATGAAAATCAGATAGGGACAAACATAATGTATGGTTTAATTATAATTATATTAGGTTTAAATAGTATCTTAAATTTACAATCTATAAATACTATTAAATATAATATAATAATTATAATTATATTAGGAATAAATATTATTCTAAATAATTTAGAACTATTTTTAAATTTGAATTCATTAAATATTTCATATTTATAATAAAAAAAAAATGTATGAATTCATGATGTTTCTAAACATTATTTACATTCTAATAATATCAATATTAGGTATAAATATTATTATTAATAATAAAAATAAAAATAAAATATCTGTAATGACACAAACAGAAAATAAAGATAAGATGAGGATAAGAAATATAATTAATTAATTATTTATTATTATTAAATTTTTTTATTTAAATACAATGTTACCGTATGGATTTTTCTTTTTTGGAAATACAATACCGTTTCGCCCAGTTTCTTTTTTCTTTTGTTTTGCATAATCATAATTATTTTGAACAACTTGTTTATAATCACTATAAAATGCTGATGATTGTGGCATAGTATTGTTAAACTTACCACAAGTACGTTTATTATGTCCAGCAATTCCACAATTAGAACAATTAGGCATTTGATTTAATTTATATTATATATATTAAAAAAAAACGGATTCAAATTTATATTAAAACAAATCCTTTAAATATGTATATATGTATATTTCACTATTTATAATATTATATTTTCATATAGATTTTTTGGAACATTGTTTTTCATAATTTTATTTTCTCTCTTTTCTCTATTAAAATCTTCATCGTCATATGTATTATAATATAAATATAAATTTTCTATTGCTCTAGTTATACCAGTATACTTCAGATTATTATCTAATTTAATATGAACTCTGTAATTATCTTGAAAATCTACGAGGAATACTGTATTGAATTCTAAACCTTTTGATTTATAATATGTCATAATATTGATACCGTCCTCTTTAATTTTTGGATTATCATTATTTGTAAAATTATTAGTTATAAATTTATTATCTTTTAATAATTTATTAATTTTTTTCCCTTCTTTATTTGTATGTACTATTATACATATATTTGATAAAAGTATATTACCTAAT